TTAGCCTCTAACTCCTGCTGTGTCCGTTCCCCGGCCTCCGCCGCCCGCATCTGCTCGAACTTTGTCTTAGCCTCTATTGACTTCGCTTCCTGCTCTTTTACCGCTGCATTATATTTGGCAAGTTTAGCCTCGTCTTTGCCTTCTTCGTAAGCGGAATAACCACCATACAACTGACCGCCTGCCATTGCTAAAGCTCCAAGTCCCATAATTACCTCACGATACTATATAAATAAGCCGTTTTGCCGTTTTGTGTATATTTTTCCATCCCTTCGGGCGTTTCGCATTTGAAACCCAGATATTCGTTAAGTTTCCTTGCCTCGTCGAAGGTCGCCGTAGATTCCATTCTATGAAGTTCCAGTTCCTTAAAAGCAAGAGCCATCATTATTCTTAAACATCTTATAAGGGCAATTTTATGCTTTTCTGCGTTCTTAGTCAGTTGCAGCCATGCCTCGCCAACTCCCGGCCAAAAGACCACAACGCCGCCCACTGCGATAATCTCATTATCTATCATAAGGGTCTTCGTCCAGCCCGTAATCTCGAACTGCGGGTATTCCTTGACGTTATCGTACAAGGCGTTTTCCCTTGCATAGTCCAAATCTTTCTGTTCAGCGTTTACTATCATCGTCCTGTCACATTAACTCTTGGTATTAAAGCCCTTATAGTCGCCGGTAAAGGAGCATCGGTCGATATTATCAAAGGCGCCTCCAGTGAAAACCCACCGCCCGTACTCACAGCCACAGTTCCGGTGAAAAGACCACTTATTAAAGTAGTATCGTCATCGGCAAGATTCTTCCACCTTTCATCGTCGAAGTTCACTTCCTGCAAATTACTATCCGATGTCCCTGATTCTATACCATCGGTATTGAGAACGCTTATTCCCATCTCCTTGGCCTCTATAATAGAAGCGGCTGAACTGCCCATTCTGGCTTCGAGAACAGGCTTCAAGGGTTCGAGCCTGCTCCTGAATGAAAGCCCTATCTGGACTACCAATGCGGCGGTATCGAGAGTAACCTCTCCGTCGGCGTCAACAACCTTATCGGCCTGAACAACGCCATCGGCGAGAATACTCACCGTCTCTCCGATAAGATGTGTAAGTCCCGTTACCGTCGTCGTCGCAGTCTCAGATGTAAAAGTAATACCACAATCAACAAAATAAGCATCTTCCAAATCTGTGCCATAATTTCGCGGGGCCATCTGCTCGACAAACACACTGTACTCCGTCAGATAAACCGTTTCGCCCTCGTATGTTACAGTTTCTTCGTCTGCGTCAGTTTCGTCAACGGTTGCTATATATGTAACAGTATCACCGATAATTTCCCTGAAAACCACTAAAGTAACGACATCTTCCGCAGTCGAAGGCGTGACACAAACGCTCCATACATCGCCGTCTATCGGATGTTTGTGCCATGCTATCACTTTCTGCTCTCTCTCGTAAGTCATTGCGATTAAAGAACCGTCGGTGAGAACGCACCATAAAATACTGTCGGGATTCTTCTGGTAAGCCCAATCGGTTATACCCGTCAAAGTTATATGCTCCGCCAGTTCGGTAAGGTCCAAAGCAATGTATTTATCACCGTTATAGACCAGCTCTCTTACCTTTCTTCCAACCGAGTCCACGAAAAGAATTTTGTCCCCTACCCTGATAGCCTGAATCCTCTTGGCTCCGTAGGTAGTCTGTTGTCTTACCGAGTAGTTTGTTGGAGTAATAGGTTGTTCCATTCTGTTCGAGCCTATCCGCCATTCGTCCGAAGCAGTCCCAACCAAAAGAGACTCAAGGGATTCAGTCCACATCAGGTCGTTTGTCGATGGTATGGTAACGGCGAAAGATTCGGCGTCCTTAACTCCTTCATCGAAGTTCTCATAATCACCCACCGCAGACAGCCATTCGGTAAGTAATTTAGCTTCCGCAGGCAAGATAGTTTGCATACCTCCATAAATACACCTGTCCTCGAAGAATGTCACCGTCGAAGGAAATCCCCTGAGCGTACTCCATGCCCCCTCCGCCCATCTCAGGGTAGCATCCGTATTCTCAAGTTCGGCTATGACTTCTATTGTGCATTCGGTCGCACTTTCGACCGTACTTATTCTTACAATTCCTTCCCTGTAAACATCGTCGAGAGTTATTTCGGAACTGAACGACCCTATTATTCCTGTGGCGTAGATTCTGTACTGGACATTATCGCCGCCTTCGTAAAATGCTATATCTATCTGCCTGTCGTTCTTGGACTTATAGGTTCTGTAAGTGTCCCATCCCGCTCCGTTGTCGTTTCTCTGAAGCTCTACCGTTCCCGTCCATGCCCCGTGAGTATTGAATCTGAAACTGCCCTTGATATAAATTGGGGCACTGTGACCTATCGTACCTACCTCTACGTAATTCGTATCTCTTTTATGAATTAACTTAAATAAAGTACCTTCCATGCCATCTTCAAAATAGTCATCGGAAGCGGTAAGAGTACCTTCGACATAATCCTCCGCTCCGGCGTTTATATTCATAATTGCAACGGCATTTGCAGTAATTGAAGGCTGAGAACGTGCCCATAAATAAACTTCTATCTTGGTAACATTCGTCCACGTTCCCGTAATATGAGCCTGCTCGTCAAGACCTGTAAGATTCAACGTAGGAACGGTATAAGTCGTTGCGGGAAAATCGGCGTCTATAACATCAGGGTCGATAACTTCCGTCCATGCCCCGTTTTCATAGACCCTTAAGCCTCTTTTAGTTACTCCATTTTCGGTAAGGTCAGCCCCCTGAATACCAGACATACAGACATAATCTATATAAATATCGGTCAAAGCCGAAATCGCCGTCTCGTATGTCACCGTATAGGTTATATAAGAATATCCTTTGTAATTACTTCCACCCCCGCAATAGTCGTTCTGAGAACCATTTATTCCGTTTGCTGCAATTCCCATAAACCAACTAAATGTAATCCGGTTCGGGTCGTCGCCCGAAAGACTGTATTCAGCCGTAGCACCTTCGGTCGTAGCGCCGCCGGTAACGCTTGCCGTCATAGTAATCGAGGAAGGATTGTCCGGGTTAATAAGGTCGTTCCGGGTCATAAAAGGGCCGTTCTTAAAGTCTACCTGCTGCAATCTGAAAGAAGTCGCCGTAGGTCTTGTGAGTTTTCTCGGAGCGTAATCCTCGTGGACTATCCACATCACATCGCCGACCTGATGATATTGAAGCTCGAATATATCCGTTCCCTCGTAAGGCGTCTCTATCCAGACTTCATCGTCACTGTCGTCCGTCAGGACAGCACCGTTATAGAAGAACCTCATGTAATTGTCACCAAGCTCGACATCATAAGCGACTGTTTTACTATATATAAATGGAATAATTCTTACGTTAGCCATCGTCCACCGGAGGCCTTTCCGATTGATATATCATTTTAGTTCCCGGTCGTCTCTCTATTACTCCGTATATCCTCGAAATGAAGTTCTCCAAGTGCCGACAGCCCGCTTCGTAAGCCTCGATGTCCGTTCGGGCGTCTATCTTCATTGAAACTTCGCCGGATATATATTTTATTATGGGTATATTCATACTTCTTCCCAAGGCATATACCAAATTGTATCGAAGTCCCATCCCGCACCCGTGTAATTTGGTTTGGTTTTCATCCATAAAGTCATATGGCCGACACCAGCATCAGATGTGGCATTACCCGAAGCCTCGTTATCCCAAAAACAGGCAGTTATATTAGGTGCGTTATGGCCTACGAATCCACCTACCAAAGTTGTAGCCGTTGCCGTCCCTATCGAATAGCAATTTGTAACTATAGAGCCGCCGCCCGAAGATTCGAGACCGATAAAACCACCGGCACAATCATCACCGCCGTCACCGTTATCGGTCGCATCTCCCCATGCATAACAGTTATTTATTTCCCCACCTGAATTTTCACCGATAAAACCACCTGTGCCGTTATCTGCGGAAGAAGTCTCACCTATAACATTGCCCGTTGCATAACATTTCGATATTGTCGTTCCCTCGTTACGCCTGCCGCAAAAACCACCAGCGTTGTTTTCGCCATAAACATTTCCCGTAGCATAACAGTAAGTTATCGAACCTGATTGACCTTCCGTCGCCACCGCTATCGCACCGACGAAACCAGCAGCCTCATTTCCGCAGTAATTCGTGTTTACATCGCCTGTAGCATAACAATTAGAAATTGTGCAGTTTGAGGTAATCGCACCAACAAAACCACCTACATTCTGATTGCCCGGGTCAGTCGATGTCTGCGTTACTGTACAAGATGAGCTACAATCGTAAATCTCGATTGTCCGGTCGGCGGTTCCACAGTAAGCTTGCCCTATTAAACCACCGTAATTATAGCTTCCACCACCGTCATCGCGATTAACATAACCGGAAGCATGACAATTCTGGACTAAAACAGAGCCTGTTTCCGAAACCCTAATCATTCCAATCAAAGAGCCTGTTACATCATCACCCGTTACATTACAATCTTCCAGAGTAACATTGGCAATCTTGGCAGGTGCGGCAACACATCCGAAAAGACCGACGTAACTTCTGGTCGTATCTATTTTCAGGTCTGAAATTGTATAACCACAGCCATCGAAAGTTCCTGTAAACCTGCCTCCGTTTACATTAGTTCCAATCTTATCGAAAGTTTCGCCCGAAGCGTCAATATCTCCCGTTAAATAATAATTACCCGCAAGGTCGTTTTCCATCGCCTGAAGCTCTGCAAAATTGGAAATCGCCGTCGTATGAGTAAGGCCGGGGTCTGCCTGATTAGTAGTTGCCCTTAAAGTCGGATATTCACCGACAAAAATCGCCTGATGGTCGTAAGGTAAGGTCGAGACGTACATTAACTTCGTGCCCGGCCGTCTTTCGACATTACCATAAATCTGAGGTATGAAATTCTCCAAATGACGGCAGGCGTGTCTTGTCCTGTCGCCCATCTGTGGGCCAATCTCACCGCCCGTAAAATGTTTTATCGGAATTCTCATGGCCTTAGCTCATAATACCCTATATTTTTATTCTCCAAAGCTCTCGCCAGCGCATCTCTTACCGCAAGAAAAGATGTATCAACGTCTGAAGTCGTCGTTGTCTGTCCGGTCGAAATCGAAATCAAATAAGCGATAATATCGCTCTGAGAGACATATTCGCCCGAACCTACCGGGTCGCCCGTCCACGTCACTATATCCACCGATGCACTGTCGTACCAGAATACCTCGTAACCTTCGTAAAAGACCAAATCACCCTCATAGTAAACTCTCTCATAGGTCGATATGGTCGTACCTTCATCTTCGTAGGTAACAAGCTCAAGCTCGTAAGCGAGAATAATGTCACCTGTCGTCAGGTCAACCGGAGAAGTCCCCGTGTAGTACCCCGTGTCTTTGAGTTCGTATAGCGGTATATGCTCGATAGTCCTGAAATTGCCATTCTTATCAAATACGGTAAAACACAGGGACAAGCCGGATGTGTAACCGAATTTAATTTCATTAGCCACTAATATATATATCCGAAAAGGTACACGGTTCCATCAGTCATTCCATCGACATCCGCCGTTGTAACATCCACCTGTATCACCGTAGAGGCCGCGTAACTCTTTGTCTTTACGGGAGTTGCGTTCGGTATCGGCATACACGTCACCGCATCGTACTGGGCCGCGAGATTGGTCATTGTCTGAGTATCTAAAAAGTCGGTCAATGTTCCAACCTGTCCAAACGTCAGCGTAGCCGTTGTCGAAGCCGCACTACCACATACCACTACCGCACAATGCAGAACACATCTCTTGCCCGTTGGCACTGTATAAAGAGTTGTCTGTCCCGTACTGGTGACATCGAGCGTAGTTTCACTCAATAAACTTAATGAACATTCTTTCAAATCCGCCATTTATAAACCTTTCATTATGATATTCATAATCTAAACCTTACCGCTTGAGAATCTTGCATTATTCCACGTGGAATACCCGGTAGTATCGGGCTGTTTCTTGTATCTTGATTTTGCCTTTCTTATGAGGTACTCAAGTCTGTTTTCCATTCTTTCCTGCAAGGCATCGTTTTTAGTACCGGCGAGAGAATTAAGAAGTTTAATACCGAGCGACAGTAAGAGAATCTCCTTAAAGAGAGAATCAAAATCGTCCGGGTCGGTAACGGCCTTGATATATCTCAGGTGAACTTCGTCAAGATTGGTATAAAGTAAGTCACCGGCCACATCGTACCTGTCAGAAGGTTCGTAAACCTGACCGTCAAGCTCGTAAATCGGGTCTTCACTTCTCAGAGCAAGAAAGTCGCTCGGCAGGTCATAAATATAGTCCCACTCGAAATCGTCGTCGTAGTGAATCACTCCGAAATAGACCGAAGCACTCTCGTAAGTCACCGGAGAACCTTCCCAATAGACCAGTTCCCCGATTCCGTAAATCGTAAGCTCAACACGCCTCCTTGCGAATACAGGCTCAAGGTCTTCTAAAAGAACATCTCTCGTCTGGGCATAATGACGATTGCAGGACAAAGCCTCGTTCGTCGTCTGTGTGGCATAAGTAAAAACAGCCGCTCCGATTTGGTCGAGTACCTGATTGCACAAGGTCACTTCATCTGCTGATAGAGTCATGGTTATTCTCCCGTAGTAAACGTCCAGAGTTCACCTTTTGCCTTATTACCATCCAGAAACTCGTCGATTCGCCAATAGTATTTAGTGGAACTTTCAAGAGACGGTATGTAACTGTTTTCCACCTGCGTCGATACGAGTTCCATATTCATATCTGTCCCGAAATAGACATTGTAATTCATGGATTGGAACTCGCTTTCCCACGACAATTCCGCAGACGTACTCACTCCCGTAGCATTGTTAGCGGGAAATGGATTAAGAGGCGTCGATGGTATCGGAAAACAGGTCTTGCCATGAATCAGAACGTACAATTCAAATTCATCTTCGGTTTGAATTGACAAGGAATTACCTGTATCGCAATAAACCGTAGTCTTAAAATCCAGAGTAATGGGATTGTACTTGCCAAGCTCCAGTGGTCCGATGAAATCGTCATTGCCATTCTTGAACTTTATCCACTTTTTATCTTTGGTCGTGGTAATCGTTATTTGAGAGATACCGTATCTATAGTCGGGTACGGCATCTTTAATCACAATGCCGGACGAAGCGTCAGTAACGGGAAGGTTTATTATCCAGTCTTCCTCCCTGCGTCCCGGTTTCAAATCAAACTTATTCATGGTAACTCCTTATCCGACAGCTATAGCGCCTTCAACGTGAACGAATACATTTCCACCGGCAGCAGCCTTCAGTTCCAACGCCTTATTACTGACGAGTTTAAGAGGATGCTTAAAATCGTGATGAAGAACAGGGCCTTCGACGGCACTCATTAGAGGACCGATTAAGACATTATCATCTTCGTCCTGCAAATGAGGGTGGGCGTCGGCATCGTCACTTCCGAGAATAATAGAAGTAATGTAAATTGCTTTACCAGCGCCCGGAGCAGCCTTTATTTCTATCGCCGTTGAAGCGTCGGTATCGTAGCCGGTAATACAAAACAGGGTCTTACCCTGAAAAGGTATTTCTTCTACTAATGTTGGTGTAGCTATTGCATCAAGTGCCATAATTTCTCCTTATCCTAAAGGACTATCGCCGGTAAAACCTTCGACATAAACAAAACAAGCACCCTGATACGCACCTGCACCGCCACTGGTAGCAGAACAATCCAAAGCCTTGCCATCCGTAAGTTTTATCGGCGGATTCAAATCCCTGCTTATAACAGTCTGGCCCTGAGACTGGAACTGGATAGGCCCGAAAACAGTAACTCCGGCACCATCGGCAAGAGAAACCTTCGTATCCATTACATAACCGGCGGTCGCATTGGCGGATACGCCCATAGTCACATGAGTAAGATAGTGCGCGCTATTGCTCCTTGTCGGTGCGGCTTTTAATTCCTCGTTCAGTCCACCACCGGCAAAATCGTCGGATGGGAAATTAATCGCCCACCTGTTATGGTCTTTCTCAATCGGGTACTTTCTATTGCCCGCCAATATTGGAGTTGAAATAGCCATAGTTATCTCCTTAGATTCTTGTAGTTGTAATGGTCACATATTATTTTAGGGTCAACCATTATGTCATAACCGGCCTTTATCGCTTCTCTGCTGAAATACTCATCTTCACCAAAATCGTAACATCTCCCATTTTCATCAATGGGCTTGTATGTAATCTTGAACCATGGCCGTTCCATCTTCTCAAAGACTTCACGCTTAACAAGTAAAGTAGAGCCGCCTATCGCAGTAGCTTTAATCAATCCGTCGGGCAATGGCTCTTTCGCAGAAACCCATTCACCACCAGCTTTGAATGACCATACAAGCTCGTCTGTAAGCATCGGATAAATACCGGCAACGATAGGTAAATCATAATCGTAAAGTTTCTGCAAAGTGCCGTCGGGCGGAACTACGTCTGAGTCCATGAAATACAAATGAGTAACTTCCGGGTCTTTGAGCGCCAGATAAGCGAAACTGCTCCTTCCAACGCCCGCTTCCCTCGAAGCTATATAGCCCCATTTAACGCCCGGACGCATAGCCTCCGCCGAACAATAAGCCGCCGTTCGGACATCTATTGTGAAATCTTTATTTACCGGAACACCTATAACAATCATGCTGTCTGACCTATAAAGTATTCGCCATATACCGTAAATGCCACGCCGTTAGTGGCAAGAACATCCAAGGCTTTGTTGTCCGTCAATTTAAGGGGATATTTCCAGTCCTTAACGAGAATACTTCCGCCGTCGGCCTGACATTGAATAGGCCCGAAAAGAACCGTACCGTCCTCGTCCTGTAACGTGACCGCAACATCGGAAGTTCTACCGGCAATAGTTACATGAGTCAGATACAACGCTTTTCCAGCCCCCGGAGTAGCAACACACTCGACGGCGGGAGTGGCATCGTCCTCGTCGTTATTGAAACTAAAAGGCCCAGACCTCGCTGTCGGAAGCTCATTAACTAAAGTTGGTGTCGTTATTGCCATGATTAACCTCCGGCAAAATGTCTCTGTGGATAATATGCACCTGCATACAAATTAACCGATGGAGTTGTTCCCGATATTCCCGATTCGTCAACTAACTGCGAACCGTCGGTAGCGGGACCGGGAACATCCTGCTCAGTTCCGTAACTAAGCGGGTCGGTTGTAGTTGCGGTATCGTTGCTCTCATCCAAATTCACAGTAGCCCATAACTTCATCATCGCGTCTATCTCGTCCCAATGTACACTGTTTAGATGACTATAGGGATTGCTTCTTGCATAATGCAAAAATCCCCACAAGAATTGATTCTGTGTCGAATCTGCCATAATTAATCTCCTATCAAATTGCCCTGCTCGTCGCGGGACCATACATTCAATTTGCTTTCACCGAACCCGTTATTCATAATCTTCGTTCGGTAAATAGGCTCTCCATAGCGAGTGGTATATCCCGCCTTGGACGTTCGTCTGTTAAGTTCGTCCTGTAAACCTTCCGGGGGTCTGCCCCATGAAGCTATTTCACCACTATTGCCTTTTGCTCTTTTTAAGATTTCCAAAACAGTAATCTCCTAAAAGTCCACTTCGGCCTTACTTCTTTTTTGCAACTAGAGCATCGCATAATCATCTTCCCTTTGTTTTCTTCGGGAAAAACCATAAATGATTTACATTTTCTGCATTGAGGATTTACAGATACTATATTTCCTTTCATTTCTTTTTCTCTTTAGGCTGTTTCATTTTTTTATATTCTTCAGGTGAAACCCTTTTCAATGTGACTGGGTCACGTTTCATAACTATTTCCTTTCAAAAAGGAAGGTAGGGGACATAAGTCCCCACACCTTCGTTAAAATTAAATACTGATTTGCAACATAATCAACGGCCCGGCAATACCACCACCAGAGGCAGTATCACAGTTCAGTATAAAACCCGCTGGCTGCGCTTCGACCTTTGAAGTAATTGCATACTCAACCAAACCACCAGTCGTCCCTTCGTAGGAAAAATAAGTCATCATTTCCCCGGCAGCAGGGTCATCAATGGTTGAATTGGTAGGACTGATATAAGCAGGGCCGTATGTCTGGCCCCAATACTTATGTCCCGCAGCCGCCGAATTTGCTGGAACGCAAATGACAGGACAAATACCCGTTCCGTGAGCCTTCGTTTCTCTGTAAGGATTTTCAAAGACTTCACAGTGGTCAGAAGTAGTCGTCGTAACAGGCAATGGACTGTCAATATAAACAGTAGTCACTGTTGCTGTGTCATTATTTCCAACAATACCGAAAAGATAGGTCGTTGTTGTCGCACTGTTATCTTCTATCATAAGATAACCACCGGCAAGGTCATTCGTTGTACGACTTCCTAATGTAATAACCTGCTTTAGTTCACCGGCATTGTTAGCCGATGGAAGTGCTGTCCATGAAACAGCCGCGTTTTCGTAAGCATGTGCTCCCCAGTAACTATATACCTGAGCTACGGCATTGCAATATTTATAAACACGCCCGTCCCATGTAATGAAACGAGTGCCATAAACAAATCTCTGAGTAGTATCATCCGTATAGATACCGAGATTATAGTCTCCCGTCTTATCTAAAGGACTGCTAATCCATTTCAGAGGCCCATTTGGTAATGTAAAATTATTTGTACTCATTTGTAACTCCTTAGGTTGTCAGATTACAAGTCTTAACAAACCTGAAAATTACCCTGCGGTTATACCGTATCCAGAAGAATCTGAACTACAGCAGGCCCTTCGACTCTGGTCGCTCCAATACTAAGTGTCGAGAATACTTGAATGGAGTCACATAAATCGTTTCTGACACTGACACTCACAGATGGTTCCTCGGCCACAGCCAGAACGATAGCGTCCTGAGCGAAAGCGAAACATCTCGTCGCTCCGGTATCGGTATCGTCCGCAGGCAGTCGGGTACTCTTAATGAACTTAAAGCCCATGTAAGTATCGACGTTGCCCTGAGCCAAAGCCTTTACCGTGTTGTAGTCGGAACTCTTGACTTCGGTAGTGTTCATCAACTGATTGAGATTGAAAGGGTTACAGAGAAAATATCTCTGCCTGTCCTCGTCAATCTCGGCGTCGTCGAGAAGCTGCTTGCACGTCAGGAGTTTCGCAATCGTCAAAGGTGTTTCAGTATCATCATCAAAGTCACTTCCGGCAGCTTCAATCGTACCGTCCGAGTTCACAAGACGGCACTCACCTACGTCATAGGAGTTGATTGTAGTTCCGCCCGCGTGACCGCCATAAGCAGCCCCATACAGAGCGGCGATAACTACATCGTCTATCTGACGGTTGAGCGAAAAGACCTGATTCTGTGTGTATGACGATTGCGGGTCTATCAGAAGTTTTAATTTGTCCGGCTTGTCTATCAAGTCGGCTGGAACGATGTAATCGACCATCGAGAGTTTGCGTCTTGAGTGCTGGGCGTCGGAGACAGGGGTCTCACCGTGCCTTGCACCTCTCGGCTGCGCATCTTTCGGGCCGAGCCGTTCCACAAACATTGTATCACCCGTTACCGATTCGGGGCGGCAACATCCACGTAGCTTCGACTGCTTCTGCTGGCTGAGCATGAGGATATTGGCCTTGAACTGGTCAACGAATGAGACAGGAATTTGAAGGCTCATATTCGTTACCTTTCCAAAAAAATTAAGTTTTAATCGGAAAGGTTATCCGAAACCGGGCCTTATCCTGCCGAAACGCCGGTTGGCGGGTGGGCTACCACCATCTTTCGGGTCGTCGTGTGACGATTGTCCAGAATAATTTTTCGGGGCCTACTTGGTTGTCCCTGTTTTTCTATTGGCTTCTTCTCTCATAAGAGCCTGAACGAGTTCCACCGTCTTCTTATGGTCAACATGAGTCCTGTCCCAATAAGGCATGGCCTTTTGCTGTGCCGTCGGGAGTCCCTTGCCCATAAGCTCGTCAATTCTCTTATTAGTAGAAGCACTTGGAGTTTCAATGTCCGTTATTATTCTATGTTCTGTAAATTTCTTCCCTACGGTTGCCAGAATTTCGGCAATCATAGGATTGTTACCGTATTTACCGAGAAATTCCTCTATTTTATCACCGGGTATGTTCTCGGTGATAACCCTGCTGACAATGTGCATATTCTCATCGTAAGCGTTGCCCCACTTGTTCCTTAAAGCGGTCTCGGCTTCGAGCTTTTCCCGCTCTGCGTTATCCTTTAACGCCTTGTCTATAAAGGCGTTGCGGTTCTTCTCGAACTCCCATAGGGCATTAGCCTGTTTCTGAGTCAGTCCTATCTTGTGAAAGATGTCTTTTGCCGACTTTATCATATCATCGTCGTAATAGTCTTTAAGTTCTTCGGGAACGGGAAGGGAATAGTCATCGACGGTCTCAGGCCGTCCGAGAGTCTTGTAAAATTCATCCCATTCTTCCGGCTTCGATAGTTCGGTGGGTAGAATCACTCCCTTTTTGCCCACGAGTTTGGCCTGATTGCCTATAATACTCAATGCACCTTTAACGTCTTTGACCTGATTATAAATAGGCTGTGACCTTAAATCTTCGGGCAGTAAGGCATCCTGCCATCCTTCCTTCAGGATTAGGTCGTCACCGATAAAACTTTCGGTCGGTGCGGGAGGCGCTGCCGGAGGTGTCTCTGTAATTATTTCTTCGCTCATTGTGTCCTCCCGAATCTTTTCATGTTCTCAGGATTGTTAATGTACTTCATCGCCGTCGATTTCAAAAGCTGGACGGTAAACTGCTCCGTCTCAAGTTTCGGATTCAACTTCATAAATACATTCACATCTTCCGGGTCTTGACAGAAAAAACTTCCCCGGCCTTCCTTGTCGGGAATTTTCTCACCGTATTCGTTCTCCTTCATTCCCACCACTTCGTAAACAATAAGCTGTATTACCTCTACGTGGCCTTTCGCAATATGTTCACCTCTTTCCTCTGGTGGTATTTCCTTATACATCGGGGCTGGTGTTTTCTTTTCAGTCACGGCAGTTGTCCCGTCTTTCATAATTTAACTCCTTCGTTAATAACTTCTTCTTTCTGTTCGTCCATGAGATTCTTGTCTATCATGGAATGTATGTACCTTATTATCCAGTTGGCCCCCAAATTATAGTCGGTTTTCCTCGAAGATTCTTCGACGTATATCTCCCTTCGGTAAAGACCTCTTACGTCCAAGTCCTCAAGAACTTTCTTGCCGTTCTCGGAACCGAAAACGTCTTTGTACCTTACCGACATTTGCTCGACTTCGGTCATCTTTCTCTCTTGGGTTTCCAGCCCATTTTTCTTAAAGTCCCGTAAACATAAGCCCTGAACCTGTCACCTTTAAGTCCCTTTCTTCTGGCCTGAGCTTTTAGTTTTCTTTCTTCTTCGACAGGCATTAATCAACCCTTTTCTATATAAATAGCATCATGTTTAACAAGAGGACATCTATCAGGAAATATACAACCTGATGGACAATCTAATCCGTCCAATAAGCATTTTTCAGACAAAGACAAAGGACATTTGTCAGTTTCATAAACTACAAAATTTTTACATTCTAATTCTATTAATGAACCATCACATTCTGGACAATTTTCCATTAATCCACCTCGATTCCACGCCTGCATCCCGTAATAACAGGCGGCTGATTCTTCTTAATTACCCCGAAGACTATCGTTCGATTGTCCTCGTTACCCGAAGGGTCTAAAACCTTAACATTCACACCGTAAATTCCAGCCACCGAATTTACATATGTCCACTTATAGACGTAATCGTTTGCATCATGAGAATACTCAGATAATATCAATCCACCGTCCGAAGTTACCGTAATCGACTCGCCTTCAGGCTCGTAAATATCTATATAACCTGTTGTAGGAGTATCTATATAAACCTCGTAAACACCCATCACAGGATAAGGCATATCGTTAGGGTCGAACGTCACACCGTCAGGTGGAACCACCGGGGCAGGATTGACCATTAAAAATGCTATAAATAATCCAAGTATCAATTTCTTCATTTAATCGCACTTTCTAATGTATTTTCCGAGCAAATTTTTGGTGCATTCACTACATAAATCGCATTGATAATGAACATCATCGCCTATCATCGAATAGTAACCACCAACTTCGTCAATATGTAAAAATTCCTGAATGTCCATAACATCGGTATATTCTTTGTGACAACAATCACAGATAACAGACTCGACAACCTGAGTTTGAACATGATTTATTTTCGTCTTTATCATTGTAAAATACCATCTCTGAATATATTTTTACATTTTACACAACGCCATATACTACGTTTACGCAAAAATTCCTTAAGTTCATTAACTGATTCCCAGCCATGACACCAGTTTTCGCCACATTCAGGACATGGATAATATTTATCTTTGGATTCGAGTCTCATTTTAAGTATTCCTCAAATCTCTCCTTCAAATACCAAGGTGGCTTGTCCTCCCATCCTTTTTCGTATCTCTTTAGCCACCATCTCCAGTTGTTGTCCTCACGACTTATCTTCTGACTGTTCCAATGCTCGAACAGCTTGCCCATAGTGACATTGGTTCGACAGCCCGTTATAACGGGATTACCCATCAAAAATAATGTTAATATTAAACTCATACACCCACCATTTCCGCCGGACTACCGGACTCCGGTGCCTTCGATGTGTTCTTATAAGCCTCGGAACCGACCTGAGCGGCCATTGCAAGTTTCTGTTCGAGTTCGTCCTGAGCACGTTTCGCCCTCTTTTCGGCTATCTCTTCGGGAGTATTCAAGTCGTCAACTCTTACGCCCATAGTAAGACCGATATTCGGCAAAGCCCTGTCAAGATTGAGAACGTCTGTGGCCTCCGGGAAAACAGGGGCCATATCCGCAACGAGAGAAGTAAACTGCGTAAAGGCCCTCGCCTGATAGTTCCTCATCGCAAGGGCAAGCTCGCCCATATACTCGATACCGAACTCCGCCCCGGACAACTCAGGGGGTGGAGGGGGGATTCGACCGTTCCTTATTAAAAGGAGAATACTTCTCGTAATCAAAGGAGTAAAAAGCTCGCTTTCCATTCTCGCCACAGGAGATACCAACCGTCTCAAGCCCTCCTTCAGTCGGGCCTCAATCTCAACCGTCGTTCTTCGGTCGCCTTTCAAGTCGGCAAGCTGAACGAAAATGTCCTTATAAAAACCCCTGTTCACAAGCTCCTGCTGAAATCCTATCACCTTTTCTGTTATGGGAAAATTGCCGTTCAACTGAGAATCCAAAGCCCCGGCTGCGCCCGCTTTCATAAAATGGTTCAAAGCACCGGGAGAATTATTGAGAGTGCCTTCGATGTCGTCGTCTACCTGCCAGCGGGACGGATTGTTCCAGCGGTTGCCGCATTCCACAAAGTCCTTGTGCATCTGCTGAAGCTCCTTGACAGCACTCAGCATTACAGTACCCCTGCCTCTGCCGTATTTCTCTATGGACGACTTCTCCCATCTCGGAACGGCAAATGGAAACTCGTCGAACCCGCTTTCCTCTACGACTATCTTTTCGTCTTTATTGATATAAAGACTCTCGAAAGGCATATTAAGACTGTCGGTAAGATGATAACATCTTTCGTTTCTCGGACGGACTACGTGAATGAATGTATGCCTCTTGCTCTCGTTTTTAATATCGTTGGCGTTTTGAAGAACTTTCTCACCGGGATTGGTGAATTCCTCCGCAGCCTGACGAGCGGTAAGATTGTAAGTGAGAATCATCGTATCCACCATGCCGCGAGAGTTCTGTTTTATGGTATAGGTCGATATGTGCCAGTCCTTGTAATTCAGGCCGAGAGATTTATTGTCCCATTCACTATACATATTCCCCGTCCCGAAACCGGCAAGAGCCTTAACAGTATCGTGCAACTGGAGCATGAAATTGCTCTCGAACATTTCTTCGTGGGCTATCTCAGTGGTAAGTGCCATGTATCTCATTGCCCTGTCGGTGTTCCTTCGGCGGTCTTTTGCTTTCACACCGAAAAAACTCTGACCGGCGGGTATCCACGTCCCTATCAGACCGGCTACCATATCGTCGAGAGCAAAGATACCAGTAGGGTCTCTAATGTCACGGCTCTTGTCGGAACCGGGAGTGGTCTGACCGGTTATCTGGTTCTCGCAGGGGTACATTAAGTCTGCGACTTCCTGATAGAGACTCTTGAAATTAGCGGCCTTAGTCTCTTCCTCGGCGGCCATCTGAATTATCTTTTGCGCTCTTTCGTCTTCCATTATATCTTCGGGACTAAAGCACCCGCCAATAGAGTGCTTTCGTAACCTTTTCTCCTGCGAATTTTCTTCATCTCCGAAGTCTTAATTTCTTCGGGATTGTAGTCCTCGGTGACTTTCATTAACGTCGGCTGTACTTTAGGTGTCTTAATTTTAGGCCGTCCCATTATAACCTCACAGTTTCATGTATGCACTGGCTCGCCTGCTTCGGGCCGTAACCTTCGGGACGTATGACCCTCGAACCCATAGCAGAGAGATAAAAATAGTTCATGGCGTTCCGGTAATGGTCGTTACCGTTGCCCTTCTCGTATATGTAAATTATCGAATTACTCCTTAAATCTTCTTTCTTTACCTTGTAAGGCTCGCAATACTGCTCTGCAAAGTCTCTTATTACCTGATTACGATAGGGAAGTCTTACCCTCTTGTCAACTACCAAACGGTGAGTTATATCGAAAATGCCCGTCCGGAAACATTTAACGACTTTTAACTCATCGTCCCAGACGACATCCTGAATGGGATTCGTCCCGTACTGGCACAGCCATACCCGGAAAGTCATTTCCTTCTGAAACCTCCGGGCCTCGGCCTCGTAAGGACGTATATCGACCACGCAGTTCCTTACGCCCATCCTTATAGCAACGGCGCCGAGGTTCTCGAACGAACTCTCACAACCGACTTTAAGAATCTCGAACTTTTCCTTGCCCGTCCTTATCCCCACGATGTAGTGGTAACTGTCCTTTCCCACATCAACGCCCATACAAGTCCTGTCCTTGCAGGTCTCACTCATGGCGTAATTACCGCAACAGTCAAAGACCTCCGTCTTGGTGAGACGATTCTCCTTGGGGGTAAAGGCACGACCCATCCTCAGCTTCCAGAAGTCCTCGATATTGGTCGTGGTCTTAAATTCGTTCAAAATCACCCAAGGTGAGTTTGTCTTCGAGTTCAACTGACTTATCTGGTAACCTTCCCAGTCCTGAGCGTCCGGGCCGAAAAAGTCCCTTAACTCCGTATTGGCGGCCACCCACTCACCGGCGTAACCCAAGACCTTTCCACACTTGCGGCAATGACATCCGGCCCTGCTAATCAAATCGGGAAACTCCTCGTCCGGACAAGTCCATTCGCCACAAGTACACTTCCTGAACCATCGAAACTGATTACTGCCCCGGTACAAACGGTCTATGCGGTGATTCTCCACCGTCGGATTGCTTATGACGGTCATGGCCTTTATGAGCGAAGCAGCCATTCGGCCCTCGACCTTCTCTAATATCTCCTCTTCCATAAGGTCGAACTCGTCCAATACGCACTTATCGAAACTCTTGCCCCTCAAGGCAGCACTCTCCTTCTGCTGACCTTCCACCATCTGATTCATCCGGCCACCGTCGAAAAATAAGTTCTTACCTCCTACTTGCTTTAAATATGTCGTGTCCGTGTTCTTTATGAACTTGCCTATCACTTCGGGATTGTCCCGTATCAAAGGATTAAACCTGCTCTGAACAAATGTCTTCATCTCCGTATCGTTCGGAAATATGTAAGCAACCCCCTGACGATACTTACCTACTATACATCCCCATAAACTCTCCTGTATAAAAGTCTCGCTAAACCCCAACTGAGTGGCCTTGATTACACACTTTAACCTCGCCTGACTGCCCATAGGCCTTATGAGATAAGGACGGTCCCTGAACGAATATATGTCGCCGTTTGCTAACTTTATATCCCGACTCTCAACCCACGCCGCAGGCGACTCCTGTATGGCATCCTTCAAGTCAGGTGCACCCTTAAGACCTATCATTAAAGTATTATCTATCATGTGGCGTCAATCAAATCAGGCTCTTTAGTCAAGATTTCCATCGATTACCTATCTTCAAACAAATTTCCAGATGCTGTGATTCGCTTACTGACAACGTGCCACCCAGATTCTTTCTTGTCCTTTTCAATGTTCAGGCCAAACCTGATACCATCAGTAAATATCCACTCAACTATTATTGAATCATCCTCTTCCTTATAAGCATGGATTTGAGGCAAAATTCCATCTGATACTAAATCATTAAATTCTAACTTTTCCATTAATCAACCTCAGCATGTAACCGCCAACATGGTACCCAAACACCCAAAGCCTTGAGTTCGTCCAATGTATGATTAATCAGCCTGCCTATTACTGCCCTGTACTCGTGTTCGTCCGGGCGTTCGTACCTATTAACAACCGGGAACGGAACGTAGTCCGGCAAATCACTCTCGAACTCCGGAATATTAGCGTCAAGCTTACCGTTCTTAAGTGTGACATTAATCGGCTGTTCTTCCAGAACGCTAAGGCTTTTACCGTTCTCTTCTGGAACGCTAAGGAACGCTAACTTCCGGCATTTGGCACTACAATACTTGGCTGTTGACCTCTTAGCCTCGAATTCCTTGCCACAATTTGTGCAAATCGCCATTTTTCTATCCAAAAACCCAAAAATACCCCGTGTAGGAAAGGGGGTCTATACATACATCGAACCCCGGCCCCTGGGGGGTCAAGGGGGTCTCTTGCCTAAAATAAACGCTTGTTTCGCCTGAATCCTCAGTTTTGGTGTTATTCTCCATTGTTCCCCTCAGCTATAGCCTCAGAAGCCCCAGAATCGCCCACAATCGACAATCTCCCTTCCTCCGGTACTTCCTTGCTTTCTACTTGCTTTACGGCGTTATACTTAGAATTAAGCCATATCTGGACTAACTCCTGCATCGCTTTAGACTCCTTTTCGTCCCTCTTAGCTCGCTCTTCCTGAGCCGCAGGATTAGGCTTGTTATCAGTGAATGCCCCTACTATTTTGCACATTATCTCCACATACCGAGCAGCAGCATTCAAATTGTCCTTCTCTTTGGCTTTCTTCAATAATTCCATCGACTCATTTAATAAATATACTGCATTGATATCGGTTTTCTTACTGATAGCTGCTTTTCTTTTATCAATAGCTTTCTTTATACTACTCTTAACTATATTGTTTGGCCCTATTACATTTGCGCAGCTTTTAGCATACCCGGCCATTATAGCGGCTTTAGTAGCGTTCCAGTTAGCTTCACCGCAGTAGTATTCAACGAAAGCTTGTTGTTTATCTGTTAGTTTTCTTGTTTGTTTCTTCATTGCCCCTGTTTCTCTGGAATTGGTGACCATTGCATCCATCGACCACAATTACAGCGCATTCTTACAGCTCGTAGTGTTTCTTCTCTGTACTCATAACCACATTTACAGCGCCAGATGCTGTGCTTTGTTTTGTGAGCTTCTATAGGTCTTATAAAGTCTTTAATCATCTTCCACGACCTTTACTCCTGGTAGTCTTACAGCCGCCACGACCTCTGTTGGCTCTTATTCCCCGGCCTGAACCGTCTTTTTTTGGTGTTCCTTTACTCATGCTGCCGCCTGCGTTTTTGTGCTGTTCTACGATTATCACGAGTTATAAATATTGTTGCCTTTGTCTTAGTAACTTCTGCTTCTATTTTGTGCGTCAAATTACAATCACAACACGTGAGATAAAATGTCTGCCCATTCTTGAAACTTATGCCCTCTCCATCATTTATATTTATTATTTTAGTTCTTTTACTCATGCCTTTTTCCCAATATCAGGAATATGGTCTTTAGTCATGCTGTGGCCTGCTCAAATAGTGGTAAACTCTGTTCTTTCAAAGACTTACGATATTTTATGCCTTGTATTTCGCTGTTCGGATTGTACCAGTATCCGCATAACATTCCAGCCTTAAAACTTTCACAATTATTATCCAAGCCGTGAAAACAAGTCTCACAACAGTATTTGTCTGTTCCAAGAAAATAACCGTCTTCATCCTTCTGAGGTTTCAAATGAGCATCACGTAAGCCTAAAAACTTCTCGTATTGCCTGTCTGTTACTTGTTTGCCGATTAATCGGACCTTCCAGCCTTTATTTAAATTAAATCCCTGTTCAACCCCTAATGCTCTTAATTGAGCATTGCTCCAAGCTCCTCTTGAGCTTTTACCAAGTTCTATGTCTTCTATCGTTAGTGTTTTCATAAAGCACTTCTGAAAGACAAGGAAACGGCTGGAAACGCGGTTTTTTACAGTCACTTTCGCGCTGTTTTCCACAAGTTATCCACAAAGTCGCGTTTAGGAGCGAATAAACGCCTATAATCACCGTTTTGATAAGAACTATACAAACTTCTGACGAGACTGAGGTATCCGTGTGTTTTCTCGCGCATAGACAAATGGATATTTCGCTAAGGCTGCCGTGTTTAGCTTATCCACTATTTCATTAAACAGCGCACCGGATAAAACCTGTCTATCAGCATTATCCGTTCCAGAGTCTTTAAACCGGTAAAAAGTTGCTCTCGTTCTTATCATAATAAGCTGCTTTCTAAAAAGCAGGGCGCCGTCTTCTTATCGGTTTAAAGAAGAACAAGCGCCCTGTTACATTTATTATAATTGAATCCGTTCATTTCCCGGATTATACCAGTCTGTTTTTGGTTTGTCCAGAAAATTCCAAAAAAGTTTCTATTATTTTTACTTATATTAGTATTAGCAATTAAATGCACTTATAATTCCTTTATTCACAATGACTTATAAAATAGTGAGTGTCATTTAGAAAATAAACTTGACAAAAAGAAAAATATAACCGATAATATGTTTGTTATGATTATCGAACTTCACAACTCAATTCAACAAACAATCGGCCGGGCGGCGACTATCCCCTACGATAATCATAACATCCGTCCGGCTGGTTTTATTAATGAGGTGAAAAAATGATTGCTTACGTGGCACAACAAACAAAGGACAAAAAAGGATATACAGTTTACAGAATGGTTGACGCTGGACGCCCGATTCCGTTAGCTTTTCATCCTACGGATTGTAGAGTATTTAAGACTTTTGATGAAGCAAACAAGGCTGCGGAATTTATGGCAAGTGAATCAAAGACAATAAAATATGTTAATATGAGATAAGAATCATCAGGGCCGGGCTGGCTTGATTGCAATAATAACTTTTATTTGAAAGGATACGGCATGTTTTACGATATAGTTTATTCCCCAGATGACGGCGGATATTATTGTGTTTGCTACGATGAACACGCTGTCGAGCATTTTGTTACTGATGTTTATCCGACCAAACAACAAGCTGAAAATGCTGTTGTGGAACTTTACAAAAACCCTATCAAAGTAAATAATATAGACTAATCTATTCCCGGATACGGTAAATTCAAGCCAGTCTGGTCACCTCTGATAGCCGTATCCGATAGCTGGGCTGGCTTGATTGCAATAATAACTTTTATTTGTGAGGTGAAAAAATGAAAACATTAACAATCCAAATTACAACAGACAATGCCGCCTTTGACGGCGAAAACGAATCGCTTGAAGTAGGCCGAATATTGGTGAATCTGGCTCATTACTTTGAATTGCCAGAGAGCTTGCCTGACGATGGCCTTAATCGGGTTATCCGTGATATTAACGGCAATACTTGCGGTTATTACGAATGTCACTAACTAAAACCCTCACGGCCGGGCTATACGTAGCCTGTGCCTTGTAGGCTTTATTAACTTTTATTTGAAAGGCGATAAAATGAATATGGGATATAAATATAAATCGGGCGACAAACAAGTCAAAATAGATATAGAGAATGGTACGGCCTGCCATAAGAACAAAATGAGTTTGCGTAGCTATTTCTTTCGTGCCGAACTTACCAGCGGAATGATTTTAGCTTTTTACTCTGATTCACCGTGGGGCCGTTGTCACGATATGGAAAAAGGATGGGTTATTATCGACCCAAAACGCAAATGTATTCTTGAAGAAGTAGCAACGCGCTCGATGGGTGAGGCTACCGGCGACTATAAAGACTGGATAGCCGATATTCACAAGCAATATGGCAAGACCAAAAAAGTTTTCCGTGATGAATCTGGGAAATGTTTATGGAAAATGGAAGAGTAAAACCCTCAGGGCCGGGCTATACGTAGCCTGTGCCTTGTAGGTTTTATTAACTTTTTATGAAAGGGTAGAAAAATGAAAACACGTAATCAAATTTCTCGGAAAAAAACAAAACTTAAACGCCGTCTTATATCAATGGCACGCCAAAAAGGTATATGGGAAAACTTCGGCAACAAAGAAATGCAAGAGTTGGACGAATTTATTGGTGATAAGTATCAATATCCGTATGAATTAAGACTATGGATTGAAACTCTTGTTTCAGATTTTTTTAATTGGTGCATAAACTATCATATTTAGTCATTTTTCACCCTGCCCCCTGTGCGTAATCCGGGGGGCTTTTTGGAGGTAAGGATTATGAGGTTATTAGATAATTTGCAATACGGCTGGGCTTATCCACGCAAAGCCAAAAAAGCACACTATTTTAATAAAACAGAAAACGGTCGAGATGTTTCTGCTTGTGGAAAATATTCTATTGGTTGGACAAACGGCAAAGCATATATACCAATTTCTGTATTTGGCCATGAAAAGGAAATGTGTAAAAAATGTCTTGAAACATATAATTTAACTAAACTCACGGCCTGATTGTGCCGAAAGGAGGGATAAACATTACTGTTTAATAGAAAGGAAAAAGCGATGGAAAAGAAAATTGATGTAAACAGTAACTTTTGGGTGTGCCTGATTGTGGCAATGGCGATTCTCACAATAATTGCCTTGTTTTGTAACGGGTGCGGAACTGTCAACGGTATCGCGCATGATATGCGTTATATATCGGGTGTTGTCGAAGACAATACGGCTTCGGCAAGGAAATAAGGATTAACCGGGCATGGAGGCCTATATTTTGAAAAATAGGTAGTCTGATACCAACCGACCCGAGTTCGTGGCTTAGAACGAACGTACGGGACTGGAATGATAACGAAAAGAGGTGAATTATGGTAAAAGTTAAAGAAATAACAAATACGTGTGGAGCTTGTCCCGCACAATGGGAAGGATTAACTGTAAACAATGAACCTATTTATGTACGTTATCGTTGGGGATATTTGTCTATTAGGATAGGCCCACAAAATAGTGATATTATGGAAGCAGTTGGAGGAAAGAAAATCTTTGGAAAACAAATAGATAAAAATGGTTGGGATGGACAATTATCTTATTCACAATTAAAATATTATACTAAAAAAGTTATTGTATTTCCAAGAAAAGAAAATAATTAAAAGGCCAATCATGATGGAAGAATACAAATCAGGTATATATTACAACGAACAGGAAAGAGACGCCTGGAAATTAGTCGAACTCTACGTCAAAATTGTTATCCCGTTTTGTGGGATTATCGCCGGACTCATTATCATTATTCAACAGTTCCGTAATCTCATTAATGCTGTCTAACTGATACTGCTTGACCCGGCAGGTATGACAAACAAGACTTTGTGAAATGAAACACCACTTGCAACGATAGTTTCCGCACTCTGGGCAATATTCGACTTCATTCTTATCAACTACAAATCCGCAATCACAATGGAATTTAGTCATTTTTCAGCCATCCTGAAATATTCCGGCGCGCTTACAACCATGCCATCGTAAGGTATGGTAAATCTCAATTCCCCGTTCGGGTCTGTAACTCTATCGTCCTGATATACAAAGAAAACCCGCTCACTTTCCGGCACGTAGCTTATCTCTTTGGGTTTCAAGGTCTCGCAACTCTGCATTAATGCGATTAAAACTATCGTTGTCGTGATACTTATGAGCAATGCGCCTCTTACGATATAACTTTTGTATTTTACTTTCAAGTTTCCTGATTTCACGGTCTCTTTTTTCCTTTTCAGAAGGTTCTTTGAAAATCTTACTGATTATCCACATTATGATTTTAAGGATTAGTGTTTTCATGGCTTCCTCATTCAAACAAAGCCTTCTGGCCTGCTATTAATTCCTGTTTCGGTATTCCCGTCTCACCTTCGGCGATTCTATATTTCGCCTGATTCTCGATGTAGTCGGGATTAATCTCAATACCCATATAATTGCGTCCGAGCTTCGCTGATACCATCCCAACCGTTCCCGAACCCATGAACGGGTCGAGGACCAACGCAGGCTCAGTTTCTTCAATCCCACAGTCACACGTAGCCTTCCAGCCGAGAGTTTGATTAGGATGTTCATTAAGCCATATTTGTAAATCACCGCCTCTTATTTTGCCATTACCTACTTTTGTATGTTTGCCAGATGTTCTTGAATCCTTAAAAGGCACTTCTGTCTTTTTCACTATCCTTGACCACTGCGCCCCGCACTTGGGGCATACGCCCTTCTGTGAGGTCGATACCTTTATGCAAGGCTCAACTAAAGACTCAGGGAACGTGGCGTAATGGGCATCAGGATATGCCTGCGGATTGATTACCCAGACATCGCGTAAGTTGCGGCCGGAAAGTTCTCCATTTTTCATTTTCTCAAACGCATTAGCGAAACCCGTATTTCCACCGCCTGCTCCATGAGTAGTTTTTGTGTTTGTGTAATTTGTTCCCGGCAAATTCTGCGTCATACTATCTTCTCTCACCGCCTCCATATCGCAGAAGTAATTCCCGGATTTAACAAGCTGGAATATGTACTCATGGCCTTTCGTGCATCGCCACGAACCTTTTCGCAGGACTAATCCGCCGTTCTTTTCGCACTTCTCGCAGCCGGGACAGTCTTTGTACTCGGCGTTTTTTGCAAGTCCTGTATTTGTCCGATGTTTTTGTTTTCCTGTCCTACTATGGTCTTTTCCGTAATTTCCTGCGTGTCCAACTTTCACCCTGTGCCGTTCCCATCGCCAGCCGTTGACGCTCTCCGGCATTGTCGAGCCGGAATACTCATCGCAAAATGACAGAGCCTTCGCCCAGATAACATCAGAGCGTAATATCCAGCCGTCCGCCTGCAAAGCCAGAGCTACCCGGGCAGGGAGCATTAGAAGATTGCCTTGTTCTAAATCTTTATATTTACTTGTTGGTGTTGCTCCAAATGAGCCAGGGTTTGTTTTTTGCTTGGGACTATTTCCATAATCTCCGCCACAACCACTACCAGCATACTTATCCCCGTAATTCAGCCAGAGAACACCGTCCGGCCTAAGTACCCGCCGAATCTCCCGAAAGCCCTCGACGAGTTTTTCAATATGCTCTTCCGGCGTCTTTTCAAGTCCCAACTGGCCATCGACACCGTAGTTCCGCTGGCCCCAGTAGGGCGGGCTGGTAATACAGCAATGAAAGATATTGTCCGGCAGGGTCTTTAAGACCTTAATCCAATCACCACACAGAATTTTATTTATCGGTAGTTTCATAATAAAGTCGGGCGGCCCGATTACAACGGAGAATTTGAGAAACAGCGTCCTATAATGAGAAAGTTAATCATTTTTGCGAACCGCCCGCCACGTTCTTAGATTAATTAGAACCGCCATTTAATGCCTACGAAGAAAGCTGTTTCGGTAATGTTATAGTTGTCAAGTTCGCTTTTGCCGCCGATGTCGTTCATGTGTACTTCGCCCACGATTTCGAATTTCGAGCTTGGCTTGTCTTTCAATGATATACCGATAATCGAGCCGAAATAAGAGCCTTTGTTATTAATGTTGATTGTCGAATGAAAGCCCGTATAGCCCTTTAGTACCATATCGGAATTGAATATCTTGGTTAATAAAGGACTTATCAAGGCAACTGCGTTCGGCTCGACAACATCTTTACTGTGAATAAGACAGCCAACGTCAAAAACTTCCGGGTCACTATCCAGCCTGATTTCCGAACCCATAAACGGCTCGAACATTCCCGTAACATAAGATATTCGGGCATTGAAAGCAGATTCGTTCTGCTGGCTCATAAAAGTAAGTGCAAGACCGTCGTTCGGGTCTGCCTTCACCCCACTGCAAAAGGCCAGAATAATTAGTGCAATAATCCATTTCTTCATTTTTGTTTCCTTTCAAAAAAGTTATTTATCTATTCCACTTGCTATTTTCCATGAACTTGAATATTCATCTGCATTATCTAATGGTGATGGAGGACTCGAACAACCAATATGTTTTCTTTCTCCACATTCGGTACAATAAAATGTTATAGGCCTCCCTTCATTATCAAATGGATGTAATACTCTCATAGGTTCCAGACAACGAGCACAATAAGCCCTAAAATACTTACTTCCCTTAATAGGCTGCCCATGTAATTCTTTCATTTCGCACCGTTAGTCGGATGTTTGTACTCAAGCCAGAAGTGAGTCCCGATAGCCGCAATACCGATTATCGTCATTGAACCTAACGCCCAGAGAGGATTTACTTCTTTGGCCTTGGAATAGTCGGCAATCATCCAGATTACAAAGATTCCTATTACCATCTTACGAGGTACTGCCGCAATTACTTTGTCGATTAAGTTATCCATTTTGGTTCTCCTTTATATCTTTATAGGTCATTGCACCTTCACATAGTAACTCCATAGCTTTCTCAAAACCCGCCGAACTTATTTGTGCAGTTTTGAATAAAAGGTATTCTGCAGCCATCATCCAATCAATAAATTCTGTTTCATCCTCGTTGTTTTCAATAAATACTTGTTTGGCCGGATAATTAGTTGTTATTCGGAACTCTGCCATTTTTATTCCGTTCCTTTTCAAGTTCTTCGATTTCTTGTTCTATTCTTTTAGCAGAATATCCACCACATAAATTACTATTAAATACCCACTTCAAAGCCTCAAGCCAGCCTATTTTATTCTGAGTATGGCAAATTCTTATAATTTTATCTATATCTTTTATGCCTGTTGGTCCTATTGGCTCAAATCTTTTCTCAAATTCGCTCATTTCAGTAACCTCATCTGTCTGTTGCGCTCATTGTTAACGTTTATTTTACCATCTGGGACGGTTTTTAGCAAGTTTTCTATCGCTATTTTAGGCAGTCCCATCGGCATTTTTTTAAGCTCCTGCTGGTCGAAATCGTCCCACCCTTCCTGATTCAGCCACGTTACACAATCTCTTACAGCCGAACCTTCCATCTTGGCTATCAAGTGTACTCTTGCAAGACATTTAGCCCTTATATCTTTGGGTAGTTTCTGCCATTTGAGAAACGCAGGGGCTTTCTTCCTCTTGACATAAATCCCTAAATCTCTCTGCCAGCGCCGGGGAAAACGCTTCCAGAATTCTTCAAAGTCGTGTGTGTAGTTCATTTTATCCCATGCCTTTTGAAAAGTGCCCTGCAATAAGCGATTCTTTCAACATATTTCTTTGCGTGCATCATGTGAACGTTCTCTCGTTTTGGAGCATTCGGCAAGATAAGTACAATCAGTTCTTCAGGATATGCTTTTTTGAACCATCGCAATCGAGATACCGCTTTCTGGAAATCCTTGCCCGAAGCGGATGATTTTACCTCGTGCCAAACAACGTATTTGTGAAGCCCTTCTTTTTCAATTACCCGGAAATCAGGCGTATAGAATCTTTTCTTGTTGTAAATCAAGCCGCAATTAAATCGTTTCGGCTCATATTCCCACGATTCTATCACGCCGAGATTCTTTATGGCTTCAAGATACCTCGCCCATCTTGCTTCGAGCTTACTCTTGAACTCTATGCCCATGAACATCGTAGGGACATTGTGCCATTCATAATGTACCGTTCTGTTCTTCTCGAAACCCATCTTCTCAGTCATTTTCTACTTCTTCAAACTTATCAATATAATATTTACCATTTACAATACGAAATTTTATTTTTATACTTTTATCTCCATTTTTATCCCCTATATCCCAAAAAGTTTTTAACGGAAATAACCATAACCACAATTTATGATACCATCTGATATATTTTATTTTTTTGAAATATTCTGATTTCATTTTTCCATCCAGTATTTCTTTACCCATTTGCCGCTTTTGGTCTTGAACATTTTGTCTTTGATTTTACCTAAATAACCATCTTTGTGTTTGAGTGTCCATATTACCGAACCAAGTCTCGTACACTTGAAGTAGTGTATCGCCGTCCATGTAGTAATAGTTCGGCCAAGCTGTAAACGTCTAAGTATCTGGGCTTTCTGTGATTCTTTCTTTTTCATGTAATTGTCTTTCTGTTTTATGGTATTCTTTCCAATATTTATCCAAATCCCGTTTTAGACTTTTTGTTAATTTGCTTGATGGCCTTATAAATCCCAAAAATCTTGATTGGTCATTCGCTTGAGCATGAAATAATAATGTTCTTGTTATATCTAAGGAAATAGACGCTATTCCATATTTTAGTTCCAATTCACTCTGGGCTTTTTGAGATTCCTTCTTTTTCATGTCGATTCTTTCCAGTTAGGGTCAGGGTCTCTTATGTAAATATCCCATTGAGAAGCTGTGAAATTTCTTATCGAATCGAATAGCTCGCAAGAGTTCTTTCTTGACCAATCCTCATGGGACATTGTTATCAATTCTCCGGTATCGTTATAAACAGGGTACAGGACATAAAAAAACTGATGTAACATATCTCTCGTTATCGGCACACCCGTAGGTTTCGGCAGATTATAGATTATGCTTGAATCCCATCCTCTCGAATCCATTTCTTCGACTATCTGCTGCAAAGCAAATCCGAAATGAGTCTTAACCTGTTCCCAAGTCTTTTCTTTTCTCTGGACTTTGAATATTTCGGTAATTCTCGTATCGTCTTTCAAACTCTTTAGATAGCTCTCTCTTTGCTGTAATTGCGTAAGCGACAGCTCGAAGTTCCCATCCCTGATTATGCCGTGATATTCTTTCATTTATGCCTCTGGGGGTATATCGTACTGCTGCTCGAAGGTCTCTGGTTTCGGAGCGGCAAACATAGGGAGTTGACCATTCTCCAGCCAAGGTAATAACAGACTCGCAACGTCAATTATCTTCGTTGCAACTTCCGGGGCTTCATCCACTCCCGTTCCTCCCAAGGCTGTAGCAGCGATTCTGGCGGCCTCTATCCGTATTTCGGGGGATTTTACAGGTTGCGGGGAGTTTATAGCCTGTGGGGGCTGCTGTGGCGCAGGGGCAGGTGTCTGTGGTACGTTCTGGCTAACATTACCGCTCTTTAGAAAAGCCTGATAAGTCTCTACTATTCGACCGTCCGGTAATCGGTAATCTTCACAGGATACGCTCATAACAAATCTCTGGCCTATCATATTCACCGCTGGCTGTGTATCACCGAAGAATGTAACTGTATGAGTTTCGTTGTTCTGGTCGGTCACTTCACACTTTGTTAAAGGCTTTCCGGTCGATGTCATCTTCGATTCTTTAATCTTGGTAATGACGCCGTACATATCCAGCTTTATGCCATAACCATTACCGTCTTTCTGATTCTTGTTCTGTTTTATTGTTTGTAAGTTCATTTTGCTCCTTTAGCTTATTCCTGAAATATTCGACTTTGTTCATTGCTTCACTGCATACTAAATCCCAGAAAGTTATCGCTTCGTAATAATTGCCGATTTCTTCCTGAATTATCGCTATCTTCCTCTTGGCAGATTCGTACTCGAACTCCACCATCCCCAGATAACATCGGGGACATAACTTATCTTCACTACATTCTTCGCATCCGTTGTTTTTGTACATTATTCACCTGTTGACATTGGATGGTTTCTTCCTGCTTTTATTTCAGTTTCTATACATTTGTCAAGATAATCACAATAGGTACAGTCCCAATATTCACCCTTTTTGTTCGGATTGCAACGTGGGCAGGCGGGCGGGAGTTTCTGGCTCGCCCATATTATCCGAAGACTGGAAAGTTCTTCGTCAAGCTGTTCCGCCCAATACCCCTCAAAAGGCTCGACATATTCCTGAATACACAGGTCGTCTTTCGATATAAAGCACAATCGCCCGAATTTCTTATCCAACTGCCATACGTAGAACATCACCTGCAACCAGTTGTGATACTTGTCCTTTTTAATATCTTTGGATTTTGTCATCCACCAGAAACTTTTGGAATGTACACTTTTAACATCACAGACCTCGTTCTCCGAAACGATGTCGGCGTAGCCCAGAACATCAGGCGTTTCGACCTCAACCTGTAACTTATATCCTTTTTCCGGCAAAAGTCCGACAACGAAATCCTCAAATAATTGACCGGCCTTGAATACTCGCAATGTCCGTTCGTCGGGAGGATTAGACTTTGGTTCTTTCTTGCGCCGCCAGTACTGAGCGCGGTAACATCTACCAAAAGACGATGGTACGTACTTACCGGAGCCTTCGTGTTCGTCCCTTACAAGGGATTCATTGATTAGTTGTTGGAATGTCTTTACCATTGTATTTTCTTTCTATTTCTTCGGCTTTTTCAAGAACTTCCTGCTCCGTATCACCGGTTATCATATTGGTATCTATTCTCGTACCATCTTGGGTGAGGCAGGCATATTGCATATACCATCGCCACTTTTCAAGACAATCCGACCAACTTCTTACTGGTTTCGAGTAAATTATATCTTTCATATCATTCACCTTTGAATAACCTCATATCTTCTTTATAATCGTCTTGGTCGTTATTAAATCGGTAGCCTTCGTATTCCTCGATTGTCACAAAGTTGCAGTTCCCACCCATTGAGCATTGCCGCAGGCGCGGGTAGCCCCGGTAATCATATTCATCTGCCCCCAAGCCACATTCAGTACAGACATAATCGTTCATTTTATTCTCCCTACTTGTGTTATGGGATTTTTCTTCTTTCCGATAACAATAGATGCCTCAAGTGTTTTATTATTATAAGCATCAACATAAATCCCTCGCAATTCTTTTGTTTTGTTGATACCCAACCTAACTAATTGGATTGTTTCTTCTTTATTTTCAGGTTCTAAATTAATATTAAAACAACCATTGTATTCGGCGAATTGAACTTTCATTTCATTCTCCTATAAAAGTGGCGGCAGTCCGTTGAAAAAAAGGTAAATTCCCAGAAGTTTTCTAAATCAAAATTCATTGTAGTCTCTTTCGCATACAAGAAATAAATCTTTTCGGCCCTGTTCCATAGCCAACGCTCCGCCACTTATTCACTTGTCAAATATATGCGGGGCAGGGTTGTAATCCCTGAAACCTTAACGGATTTAGTGTAGCCTATAGCTACGACCGCAAGGGTGCGGTAACGACTCCGCTCGTCAACCCCGCATATTCACTTGTCAAACAGAATGGGGCTACAGGGTTATCCGTAACCCCGATTCTGCGGAGGAAGAGTGATGATTTGCTGTGCCCGGTTCAATCATTCTAATATGTGCTACCGGCAAGCGAATCCTTCGCACTCCTTTAGTTTTCAAAAGGCCGAGCCTGTGCAGGATTTCAACCTGATTTGATAGCCTGCTCTACTGGTCGCGCTATCAGGAAACCCAGTAGTTTGCAACGTTCCCGCGTGTTCGCACCACGCCGACAGGCTCGCCTTAAAATGCCAGCAGGCAGGATAAGCACGTATGCTGTTATCTAAAATGCTTATCCCTCGACCACAGCATAATAAGCCGCTGCTGGCATATTTTATAAAGCTCCGGGCAGTTCGGGGGATTCCCTTCGAGTAGCCCTGCGGTAACTGCAAACCTTCTCCGATTTGTAACGGTGGCTACAACGCCGCCGGAGCTTTTGTTTCAATGAAGGCGGGATTGGAGAAAACTATGCGTCTGCTATTGGAGGTTAGGGCTGTTGATGTCCCGCCTTCGTTGGAGGCTGTATTAAGTTTTCAAGAGAGCTACTTCTTAGCCAGTTCTTTGGCCTTGAAAACGACCATAATCTCACCTAAAAATCAGGGGTTAGAACTATCATTCAACTCTTTTAGCTTTGTAGGTTTATCACTCCATAATTTGATAATAGCCACTAACCATATAATCGCCAGAAATGTCACCAAAATTCCAAGTCCAAAACCGTTTAATGTTAATTTATCAGCTAACAAATATAATGATATTGTCAAACTTAATGGCAATCGCGTAGGCAAATCTAATCTATCTACAACTTTTTTCTCTTTCATAATCTCACCTTGTATCAGGAGTTAGCTTTCAATTAAAACCCATTTTTTTGAACTCAATACTTTTTCTTTGTTGCTATTATCTCCAAAAATATACCATCCTTCTGTATTTGTAGGTGGATTTGATTCTAATCTAAGAATCAAAGGTGTGCAGTGTATTAAATTATCTATGTTATTTATTAAGGTATTCCAAGTACCTTTACCTATGATTCTCATCCCACCCAAATAACCATAAGGGTTTATGACTATAGTTAAAGGCATATTTTCAATTTCGGTCTCTCCGCAATCTAAACCTATTTCTCCAAAAAATAGAGCTGGGCCGTAACCAATTTTTTTAACACCATTAATAAATTCTTTTATTCGCATAATATCACCTTAAAAAAACACGACTTGCCCCTGTGGGTGTATCCTTGCTGAGAACAACTTGAGAGAGAGCAAGCCGTGAATTGATTAAAGTTTGTGATTTCGTTGTTCTCAGCATTATTGATTCCTTTCTATTTACTTTTCATCGACAATACTACCACAAAACTTAAATTTTTCAAGATAATTTTTTGAACTATTTTCTAATTCCTTGAGAAATAAACAGTTATACCTCACTAATAAATGTATTAGTAAAACTTATAGATATTAATTTATTAAAATTCTTTATAATCCAGACATATCTTTTTAGAATTTTCCAATGGTATGCAAAAACCAATGCTTGTATCAGTTTTTACCCTATACAAAAACGGCGGGTCAAGATTATCCAACCAAACAAGATACTTTTTTGAAAATATGAACCATATCGTATAATCTCCGATAAGATATAATTTTGTATTGTCTTGACGATATATTCCACTTCTGACATAAACAGAGTTTTCCTTGAATTTTTTTTCGTCTGTTTCTATGTATATCCGTCCCGAAAAGCAGTAAGTATATATCTTGTCATCAAATTTTATTTCTATTCCTTCTTGTGTTTCCCCAGTAAATTGGTCTTTTTCTGTTACAAAAAAATTCAATTCCCTTTTGCGCAGCCCACCATTATATACTTGTGGATATTTGAACTTTACCCATTCTTCGTATTCTTTACCTTTTTGCCATCCTTCATTATTATCACCGTACTGCGGGGTCGTTTCCATAAATAATCCATCCATCGACTTTTTCCCTTCCAAATAATTCCAATTTCTTGCTATTTGGGTACATCTTTTCTATTAACTTTCTAAAGTACTCTGGTTTTTCACTATGCTTAGAACTACGTTCTATTGATACAACACTATCGTGTAATGTCTTATCTTGAGGTAAGAAAGAACCTCTTGTGCATACCAATAAAAATTCATGCCGAACAGAATTGTAATGTCCATAATTATGCTGAATTTTATCCCATACAAAAGATGTTTTATATTCAAATCCCCAAGCCTTAATAACATCCCAACACTCTGCCAGTAAAGGACTTGTAACCCACAAAAAAAGAACAGAATTAACATATGTTAACTGAGATACAGGAAGGTTACACAACTCATTTATAGACATAGAAGGATAATGGTGTTTAACTGCTCCATAACCTTCAATAAGGTCATCTCCGTATTTCCAAGGCGGGTCGGCATAAATAACATTAAACTTGCCCTTAGGTAATTCAGGTGTTTCAGGCTTAGGTTTTGCTTTTTGTATCGCTTTTAATACTTGTTGTCGGACTGGCACTTCTCCTTTCTCTCTGGCTTTGGAAATAACCTGAGCAATAACCTTCTCGTTGCGGTGTAGCTCCTGTGCGTAGTGGCTCTGCTTCTTGTCGATACCTTCGGGCAAAGTTTCTTGACCGTGGACTTTTCCGTCCGGGGTTCTTCTGCGGGAACTCCGGTCTTGCTTTTCCAGCATTTCTCCCAGGCGTGCCTCGGCATACAAAAGATATTCGGCAGTATCTTGTGTGTTTTCAAGTGCAGCTTGATAACCTGCCATACTTTCATTAATACGCTTAGCTGCTTTTAATGCTGATATACGGGAATGTAGTTTTTCTTTATTAAATAATAACCACTTATTCAATTCTTCTGGCTTGGCAGGTAGATTTGAAGGTCTTTTAACTATACTCATATCCAATCCCTTTCAATAAGGCCCCAAAGAAGCGTGTTGGTATAAGAAATGGTGCTTCTCTGGGGCATAATGACTATACCAACAAATATAAATATATCAATATTGAAAAGATTGTCAATAAAAAAATGCCAAGCCCCGGATTGAGACTTGGCATCGGAGGAGGAAATCCCTCGGTGAGAGGGAGATTATGATGTCGATTCCAGAATGTAAGTTCTTAGTTCGTGCATGTCAAGTTCGATATCATTAAGAAGCTCCCATGACTTGTTATAGCCTGATAAATGGCCGTCATTATTTATATAGTGAAGTTCTTCCGTCAATAGTTGCATAATCTTATTCAAGCGAATTATATGCTCGGACGGTTTCATTATAATTTCTTTTCGATTCGGTCTATGCCTTCCTTAATATAAGAGATGTCTTTTTGCATGCCGATAATATCTCGTTCGTTTTTCTCCGCACGTATTTCCACTTTTGTAATTCTGTCACAATTACTTTCAATAACAGTTTTGTAAACTCCTACAGCTATAAGAACTGCTGAAATCCAGATTAGATATTTCCATAAACTGCCATTAAATATTGTTTTTTCCATTTTCCCTTTCCCTATCCTGCAAAAACCCGGTTTATTATTTTTTTATTCAATCTTATAACTTCAGCTTCAAGAGCTTCTACTCTATCTTCTAAAAACGCCCATGCCAGAGTTGTAGTGGTAGTGGTGGTAGTGGTAGTGGTGGACGTAGTTGTTGTCGTGGTCGTCGTTGCAACCGTAGTAGTCGTAGTTGTAGTCGCAACCGTTGTTGTGGTGGTTGCTACTGTCGTGGTGGTCGTAGTAGCCACTGTCGTTGTAGTCGTGGTGGCAATGGTAGTCGTCGTGGTTGTCGCTATTGTGGTAGTTGTAGTCGTGGCAATAGTCGTTGTAGTAGTCGTAGCTACAGTGGTCGTGGTCGTTGTTGCGATGGTGGTAGTTGTAGTCGTTGCTATCGTTGTTGTTGTGGTCGTCGCCACCGTAGTCGTGGTTGTAGTAGCGACTGTTGTAGTCGTAGTGGTTGCTACTGTCGTAGTGGTTGCTATTGTCGTAGTGGTTGCTACTGTCGTAGTGGTTGCTATTGTTGTAGTGGTTGCTATTGTCGTAGTGGTTGCTATTGTCGTAGTGGTTGCTATTGTCGTAGTGGTTGCTATTGTCGTAGTGGTTGCTACTGTTGTAGTGGTTGCTACTGTTGTAGTGGTGGTAGTTGTAACCGCTTCCTGCAAATCAAGATTCTCAATATCGACAGATTCGTTTTGGTAATTTTGCCCGTCTCCCTGACTCTGACCGGCATATACATGCCTGTAGCTCGGTGCACTGTTTCCCGTCGCCGAAATTGTATCATGTGTAGAACCGGAATGACTGCCTGTTCTGATAGTAACGGTTATTGTGTTTGTACTTCTCGCTATGGTGACATAATATTTAGTATCTTCCGAAAGGCCGATTGAAGTGTCCGAATCAATTAAAGAGCCGCCCTCGTATATGTATATCTCGAATATATAATACTCGCTGCTGGAGTAGCGCTGCTTTAACAGTATAAAATCATCGGAAGCACTTATACAGGCGGCTACATCGTTACCTCCGGTTGTTTTTACCAATGAGTAGCATGAGAAATGCCCCCAGTTAGATAAATGGCCTCTCGGCGTCAGTTCGATTCGATGCGAAAAATTACCGCTAAAGTGATTTGCACCTTTGTCATCATACAACCACGCTTCATCCAGTTCATCGCAGGCATCTACGTCATTCTTGTTGGCGGTAATTGTGAAAACGCCAACGTCACCGCCACCGGAAGTATAAGTTGTAAAATCTTCGTAGGCCATTAGGTTATCTTATACATTGTAAAATTATTGTTTTCGTTATGCCCCAAAATCTCAACTTCGCCCATATATCCGAGCCTTTCTTCCCACCATTCGGGACTTTGAATCGTAAGATGGGCGTTCCTGCCGTCGGGGAGAATTTGAGAGGCCTTGCGGTTACTTATCGAATGGAACTGCACTTTGGGATTCATCGACTTTATATGTTCGCATACCTCGTCGATATTCTCGATATGCTCGAAAAAGTCGGTCGATACTACCATATCAATATCAGTAAACGAATTTTGGGAATATTCGGGAATATAAGGGTCGTAACCATAAGCATCAAAGTCTTTTTCGAGAAGTTTTACCAAAGAACCTTTACCACAACCGTAATCTAAAATCGTTTTTACTCCATTTTCTTTCGCAATTTTAATTATAATGTCACGATACCAGTTCCCGCCGACTCCGTAAGATGGATAAATTTTGTGAAGTATTTTGTAATTCAAATCTTTAAGATAATTATGGAACGATATTATCTTTCCGCCGGTTATTAGTTTTCTAAAGTATTCCATCTCATATTTGGCGTTATGATGGCAGGCTTCTATCTTATCTCCGTAATGATGCCTGTCACCTGCGAAGAAATCAAAACCATAGATATAAACATTCTTAAAATATACCGCAGCGACAGCGCCTGACGAAGGAGCGGAAAAACCCATGAGCTTAATCGTTTCCTGCCACGACCATTCGGGAAAATTATGAGCTTGAGGATAATATTCTTTCATCTTCAAAACTGTCCTGTTATCCTCTCTGCGATTATACGAACATAAAATGACTTCTTTATAGTCTTTATGCCATGCGGGAAATATATCGGTAGTTACCCAGATGTCGGTTTTCGTCCCGACGTATTCCTCGAATCCTTCAATACGATAGGTATTGAAACGCACAACGGTATCGAACTCGTCAATCTCTTTCCCGAGCTTCTTACTTAAAGCCGATGGGCCATTTCCTATTAAAATCGTTTTTTGCATCTTAATACCAACTGCCTTACTTTATTAACAGTTCCGTCTCCGTGAGCAATATTCTGTCCCTCGATAATATCAAAATACGGCTCAGTCCACGCCAAGACATCTTCTTCCGTAATCGCAAGTTTGTGATAAGCGTCAAGTTTGTCCTGTGGTCTCAGGTCTATAATAAGAAGTAATTCTCCGCCCGTAACCAAATGTCTCACTATATTCTTAATCGCAGCTTGCGGGTCTTTCATGTGGTCGAGAGCGTTAAGACAGACTATATATTCAGCTTCATAGACTTCAAAGTCCTCACCGGGCGAGCATAGACATTCCACATTATCGGATTCGACATCATATCCCTGTTCACGAAATACATCCATTAACGGGTCTATCGCAAGTTTGGACTCCGCTTCGAGAACATGAAGGATTCCATAAGGCCCGCTGCCTACGTCAAGAACAGCTTTTCCCGTAAAGTCCTGAGCGAAGAAATCTCTCGCAATCGTACAGTCATCTTCCAAGATATTTCTGTAGTAGTGGTTGCGATGGTACTGTTCGGGATTTCCTTCCTCTTTCTGGACTTTCCAGAACCATGCCTCGTTCTTTTGAGAATCGTTCCACTGCTCGTCCGTCAGGCAACTTTCTGTAATTGTCCGTCCTTCAGTTCCCATGTTTCCGTCTTTACAAGCTCCTGTTTGTCTCTGTATTTTTCCTTGATTTCTTCTTCCGTAGGGCCGTTGCCGTCGTCCCTATAGATATACTCGTAATACTCGACTACTCTTTTAACAACTTCGCCCTTCTCATTTTTGGTGTCTCTGGTTTTCTGAGTTTCTAACTTGACCTCTCGACCGGTATCGTCTCTGAAGTGCATTTTCTTTTCCTCGCTATGCCAACCGGGGACAGGCTTGAAATACTCGACGAGAGCATCTATCCTGTCACCCCATTTATTCTTCATGTAATCTATGTATTTCCCTTTCGGTATCATGCGGCAAGGATACAAAGCAGCTTTATTATTCGTACCGAAAATATGACCGCAGATTACATCTGTTCTCAAGATAACCTTGCCGGGGTCGTCCGAAAGCTGTATCTTGCAACTCCATTCCGGACCGTCCCAGCCGTAAGCTCCGAGACTTTCATCGTAACCACCTAACTGCCAGTACCTTTTTTTAGTTACCATCCACGAACAGCCTGTAATGCACATAGATTCTTCTTCCACCGAACACTGAGCCAGAGTCTTTTTGGGCCACCATTTTTCAGTGAAGTCTTTATTCATATAGACGTGCATATAATCGCCGGGGACGTGCTGCCACGTTTCTTTGTTCATATCTCTTATTACACAATAGACAAGGTTCTTTTCCTTTACGGATTCCATCATTTTTACGTCCCAATCCTTACTCATGGAACAGTGAGAATCAATAATAAATAAATATTCACCCTCGGCGATTCTTGCCGCATCGTTAATGGAAATTCGCCTTCCTTTTTGGACAGGATTAGTAATAACCTTTACATCATCTTCCAGTTCAAAAGGCTCTCCTCCGTCGTTTATCACAATGAATTCCACTTCCCCGGAAGCACTACGGCGAATATTGTCTATAGTCCTTTTAAGATACGGGTCGTTAATTGTCGGTATGATTACGCTAATCATTCTAATATCCTTTTTTCTCAGGCTATTTTACCTTTTTCTCTTTTATCTCTTTTTTCTTAACTACTTTGCGCCTTTTCCCACTTTTTGCTTTTCCGCCCAATATAACAGATGGTTGTTTTTCCTTTGCTGCCCTGTAAATTCTTTCGGGCTGAACATAAGGTGTGCCAGTTACTACAGCTATAGCTTCAAGTATTTGTTTAAATTCATATTCTGAAATGTCCATATCTTCAAAAACTTTTATTGGCAATCCAAGAATATTGCTTATTGCCTCAATAACAGGTATGTCACTATCCCATCCTTGTCGCGTAGCTTGTATATATTTACCAAATAAAGGAATTGAATTAATAGCTTGTTCTCCGAATATCTCGATAATTTCTTCCGGTTCTTCAGGAAATTTGCGATGAGCAATCATCCATATAGTCGCTGCTACAATACTTAATCCTAATCCTCCCAATGCTGCATCTGCATATTGTTGATTCTTTATGAGAGAAGGCATATCATAAGTTGCTATATTGAATATCTGATTTAACTGATTAGTGAACATTGTTAATATGTTAAGATATTCATTAGTCCTGTAAAGTTGTGGTAAATCTTCCGCCGCCGCAGCAGGTTGCGTTCTTAAAGTAGCATTTCTTGCTTCCTTTATCGCTTCCTGTTCGCTCATGTTTTGAAGTTTTGCTTTATTATAAACTGCGTTCCATCCAATAGTTCGGGCAACCATATCAAATAGATATATACCCTCCATACCATATATACCGACCTGCTGATGTAACAATCCTATTGTCCCTGTTCTTATGTTGTGTAATTCTGCAAGTTCTCTTTCTATCATTCTATGTTTAACAAAGGGGTCAAGTCCTCTTACTTTACTAATCATATCCATCGGATTCTGAACAAACTCTATTGCTGATTGCATTAAATTCTGAACACCTGCTTCGTGCATATATAAAAATACGGAAGGCAACTGTTTCATCATTGTAACTATATTAAATCCGAGATATGCAATCGCTGAATTTTGCCGGAATGTTCTCGATATTCTTTCAATGTCATCAAACGTCTTATAGAAATTTGGATTCGCAACGGCATTAACATAATTTCTGAACCACTTTGGCAAGGCAGCTCCACCGCGTTTTGTGATAACTTCATTAAATCTTTTGTTGTTAAGTATTTTATTAAGCTCTCGAACAACAGGCCCGATATTCATATAGTGTTCCTGTTTGGATACTTGCTCAAGCCACATACTTGTAGCTTCAAGACGTATAGGCTTTTGAAATTCAGGCGGTATATTTTTTCTTTCCAGAGTAAATCCATGTTCGGCATAAGCCTTTTTTAGTCCTGCCCTGTGAAGCATTTCGCCAATAAGTTCTTTCTCGAAAACCGTATAATCAACTTCCATTCTACGTATCGGAACGTAAAACTCCTGACTGCCGGGGTCACGATTTTCCTGTTCTATTGTAGAAGCTCTTAATCGTGGATATTGTCTCTTGTAATCCTCAAGTATATAATCTCCCCAAGCTTTTTCTTCGCTTGACAGATTATTTATAATATCTGCTATTTCCTCGCCTGTAAACTTATTGCCATATATCATAGCTAAGTGAGATAAATTATTTTTGCTTAAAATATAAACACCTATCATTTTATCGAGAGTCAGATGTTCTCCCCTGATATTTATTCTGTTCTTTGCAAGCGTCCAAGGAGAAAGTCCAAGCTCTTTCATTCTGGCCTTGCCGGGATTAATTCTGCTGTCTGTCCATCGCCACGCTTTATCTTTACTGTCCTTCACCCAATCATAAAATGTATGATGAAATTCCCCCTTGAATTGTTTGCGGTTATCAAGCCAATCTAAAATACGTGATGGTCGCCATGTCCATATAAAAGGCTTTCTTATCTTTTCGCCCGTTCTGGTTTTGGAACTGACAATAACTTCTTTTTCTTTGATTGTTCCGCCCTTTTCAGCAATTTCAATCATATCGTTAATTTCAGATTCTCTAAACTCAGTTTGTTTTTTCAGTGTGAGTTTGCGTTTTAATTTGCCCTGTTCAACAAGTTTATCTATTTCAGAAGCTATTTGCTCAAGTTCTTCAATCGTGTAATCAATCAAAGGTTTCTTATAAAGACGCTTCATTAACTCCGTAGGCATTTTTTCGGCATGTTCCGGCGCTCGTTCGAGAAATTCTCTTGTGCGCTCAATGGACGCTTTTGCTTTTTCTGTCTTTACTTTTAAATCAATTCCCTCTCTTAAAGTTTCAATAGCTTCCCGATAATAATAATCTACGGATTCCGGTATCTCTTTTTTAATGGATTTTAATGCGCTTTCCATTCGTTTTTTAGCTTTAGCTTTTGCCCTGATTTGTGTCCTGAGTTCCCTGCGTCCCGCTGCCCATGCCATCTTTGCTTCTCTGGCTTTTCCTTTAACTACCGCCCTGAGAACCTCTCCAACAGTCATTTTGGATTCCTGTAAAGTCCCCGGCTGTACCGCAGCCCAGATACGAGATTTTGCATTTTTAATGACTTTCATAGGCTGGCCTTTGGCTCGTATTACCTTGAACGGAGCCTGACCTTTTTCCATATCCAATGCCTTTCTCATTTCAGCTATATTACCCCACATGGCATTGGCAAAAGCCAAATCGTTTTCAGTTCTTATTTTGTTATTATCAAGGCGACTTTGTAAATCATCGGTCAAATCTTCAAGAGCAATCTCAGCTTCGTCTCTCGTCAAAGGAACTTCCGTTCTCTTGGTCGGCCAGCCTTTTTCCTCGAACCCCCTGACATCTTCCGCACTCCAGCCCATAGTATCGGCAATTCTTTTCTTCATGCCCTCAGTAACATTACCAATATAAAGATTCGGTCTGACAACTTCAGCAGCTTCAGCCTCAAGAATCTTTGTTTCTTCAGAGGTAATTTCGACCTGCCCGGCTTCTACGGCCTCCGCTTGTGCCTGTGGGGCTGGCTTGGCCAAAGTCGGCTTAGTGGGTGCTTGGACGCCTTCTTTAGCTTCGGCCTTTACAGGGGCAACTGAGGGTTTCTGAGTGGCTTCCTGAACAACTGGTTTTTCTACTTCAATGGGAGCATCAGAAAGCGTGGCATCAAGTATCATCTTAGTCCCAAGTGGAAAAGACAGAACTCCAAGTTCGGTAAGCTGGTTCTCCAATTTCATATCAGCCATAAGACCGGCAGCCATTCGGTCGGCTATATTGCTATTTGGCCCTGCTCCAAAATCTTCTACGTCAAATATCGCTCTTAAAAATGTAGCAAGTCTTTCTTCTCCCCATTCGCCTAAAAGGCCATTCCATCCAGCCTTCGTAGAAATTCTACTTACAAATTCACTTTTGGGCATACCTATTTTGGCAGCGTATTTCTCCATCTGAGTTATCAACTTGCCACCAAAAGGCATCTTTTTTAATAAAGGAAATGCGTGTTCACCGGCGGCCTCGGTAATATTCTCGATATAAACATCTCCATAGGCTTTAAGCAAGGCAGTTGCACCTTCTTCACCCTTGATTTTCTGGTCAATCAATGACGAAGCAACTCTTGACGGCTGTAATGCTGTTCTTACTCCAGAAGCAGCAACAATGCCCTTGACGCCCGTAGTCGCAAGCCCTAAAGATTCTGCGGCAGAACCACCAACGCCAAACTCTATCATATAAGCAGGCAAAGCAGTAACTCCATCAAATATAGAGGCAGGAATTGATTGCGGCCTTGCAGCTTCTTCTTCATAATCCTTGACTATCTGCTTTAATTCTTTCTGGGTAAAAGGCAGTTCAGTCATAGTATATCCGCCCATAGGTGTCATTCCCCATTTACCTTGAGCATACTTGCCACTTTTCAGTTTTTTCTTTGCATAATCATATCCCTTCTTGGCATAATCATGCCAAGGGCTGAACGGCATTTTCGCCATAAAATCTACAGCCGTGAAGTTTTTGAGTTTCTCAGTTAATGTTCTGGTAGTGCCTTTAATTAAGACATCGTTCTTGCCCCATGCACTTAAATCTGATATGCCTTCTCCGTAAATTTCTTTATTTATCTGAGGTTCATAATCAAAAAGTTCATTTGGGTCATTTCCAGTCAGCGACGAGTAGAACATTGTATTATCAACTCTTGCCTTTGTGTTATTGTCAAAATTGTTATATTCGTCAACTGGTGACGATTTAATAATTTCATCATTCTGACCAAAACTCACTACTGTATCTTTTTCACCAAACATTATTTTCTCTTAATAGTACCATCTGGATGTTTGTATAAAGTACCTTTAGGTAAAGCATCATATTCCGCTTGAGTATTCGGCTCAGGATAAGTCTTTCCCTTAATTGTTCTTATTGCCAATTTTGCCAGTCCCTTACTGGGAACAAGAATGTCAGTCCACGTTAATTTGAGCCAATCTCTTGCCTTTTGCTCTTTAATTGTACCTATCCGTCTTTCAAATTCCGTGTGGAACTTTGATATATTATCCCCGTTTCGTTCAAAAGCATTTTCCATCCATTTTATATCAGATGCCCACTGCTCCATATTCTCAGGTGGAACTTTATAAGAACCATCTGTGTATTCTTCAACATTATATAATTGATTTATCTGGTCTAAATATGTCTTATAAATCGGATGTGAACGAGAAAGATTTTCGCCTTCCGTTCCATAGATTTTCTTTATGAAATTATCCACTTCGTTTTCTTCGAGCTTGGGTTTTAATTTCATAAGAATATCAAATTTCTGCTGCTCATTCAATTCCGAACGCATAACTGCATACATCTGGGCAAGAGCAATATCATCATTCTTTTCGCCACTTGGGTCTCCAATAGTTTTTTCCAAATTATTCTTTTGGGTTTCGTCTATTTCTCCGTTAAGCCACGCCTGCCGAACTTCGTTAATACTATCCAGTTCCCCATTCCAAATTTTCGACATAAATTCTTTGTACTTGTATTCCCGCTCCGCTTTTAATTTATTTAATGATTTCTGTTTCTCAAATATATAATCATCCATCAATCTTTGTTTTTCATCAGTCGGCAAATTAGAATCTCGAATCACTTTTTCGCCATCTTCCGAGGCTATAGCCTGTTTGAATACTATCCGACTATCTATTTTCTGCTTGGCGTTTCTCAGATGTTCCTCGGCGAGTGCCGGATTACCAACACTTTTAACACCGTTCTTATGGGCATTGGCAACGAGAATCTCGATTCCCTTATAGTCGTTCTGTTCGATAAGTTTTTCGTAATTAAGATTGAATTCGTCGTCTAAGGTCTGTGCCTGAAAACTCGCTGTCTGGTTGGCAAACGCCTGACCTAAACTCGGAAGGATATTATTCTTATACATTGAAAATTCTTTATTATCGTTCCCGAAAGAATCGGCATATCGTGACCAGTCTTCCTCTATCTCTTTCATCTTTTCAGGGTCGTTAGATTGCTTATGAGCGTTAAGGGCCTTATAAGTGACTTCATGGAACTGCCTGCGATAAGTGGAATAGTCCATTATCTCTTTAGCCTGTCCCATCTTCTCGAAAGACCTGCCGAGATTAGCAAGACCTCTCGCTATCGCTTCACCGCCGGAACTTACGTTCACATTCAAAGGGACATTAGGCCCCCTGCCGCTCGGTGTCGCTTCTGTGTACTGGATTGGAAAATTAGCCATTTTATTTCTTCTTAACTGCCTCTGTTAATTTGGATTTGAAACCATTCTTCTTAAAGAATCCCGCCTTTTCCAGTTGCTTACCGAGCTTGCCACTGGTCTTGGGAGTTAGTGAAGATGAAGTAGGTTCATACAGACCTGAAAGTAAAGTTCCTCCTGCTCCTATTAGAGAGCCTGTAAAGGCACTTCTACCCCTTGCCCTGGCCATTCGGCCTTCCATTCGATAGCCTTCGGCCTCGCTTCTCGCCCTCGCAGCTTCCGTCTGGCCCTCCTGACCTATCAAAAGGTTCTTTAGCTCAAGTTCAGACGCTTGCACAGCGGCAGCAAGTAAAGGACTTCCCAAGGTCGATACGCCACCGGAAGCTCCTATATTAGCCTCTAACTCCTGCTGTGTCCGTTCCCCGGCCTCCGCCGCCCGCATCTGCTCGAACTTTGTCTTAGCCTCTATTGACTTCGCTTCCTGCTCTTTTACCGCTGCATTATATTTGGCAAGTTTATCCT